GTTGAGGCAGCGTGCCGAAGCCCATGAGCTGTCAGATGTGATCAAAACTGAAGAGGAAGTGCTGGCCGAGACAAATAACGAGGCCGTAGCGCAGCAACAGCAGCTACAACAGGCTCAGCAGCAGCTCATGATGGCTGAATTGCAGCAGAAAGTGGCATTGTTGACCGCCCAGGCTGCAAAAGCCAGCGCAGAAGTCGAAATGATCCTCGCAAAAGTGACAGATACCAAGGTGGCTAGTGTCTACAGTGCCCTTCAGGCGGGTGGCGTGGCTACACAGACGCCGCATATTGCGCCTGCTGCTGATGAGATCCTGAAATCTAGTGGCTGGAAGGACTTGACGCCTGACCCGGGTATTGCAAGCCTCAATGGTCCACCGGTTCAAGCTGGACAGGCCCAACCAATACAGCCGATTGCTCGCCCACAGGGTCCGCAAGAGGGCATGCAGCAAGGTATTGAGACGCAGGCCATCGATGGTTGATAAAGAAGTCACCGTTCACAAGGAATTGGTAGAGGCTGCGCGTCTTGTGCGCCTTTATGAGGGATCTGAGCTGTCAACGCATGTGATTGCGATGCTGGATGCCCTGTATGCGAGCTATTGCATTGATCTGATCAACGTGCAGCCTGAAGGCTTGGTGCGTGTGCAGTCAGCTCTCAAGCAAGTGACGTATTTGCGCAAGGTCTTTGCCAATGAAGGCATCGACATACCCAAGATTTAAAGATTCTTAACCCCCAGTAATGGGACAGTCAAGGCCCCACCGGGCTTCACAAAGCCTGAAAGGAAAACATCATGGCAACTTCTGAAAACATGCAGCAAGATCAAGACGATTTTGCAGCCGCCTTCAATGGCGAAGAGCTTCAATCGAATGTGCAGACTGAAGACGAGGTCTTTGGACTGGAAGAGGCTGAGCCGCAAGAAGCCGAAGAGGGTGAGAGCGCCACTGCCGGTGAGTCTGGTGATGATGAAGCGCCTGCCGTGGTGATTGCCATTGAGCCTGGAGCTGAAGACAACGAGGGTGCTGAAGACATGCCGACAGACCCCAAAGAGATCCAGCGCCAGAAGTCTTGGGAGGGCCGATTGAAAGCCCGTGAAGCTGACCTGAAAGCCCGTGAAGACGCACTGAAAACGCCTGATCCTCGCGAGCCTGAAGAGACTCCTGCTCAAGATGCCGCAGAACCAGCCGTAACTGAAGCTGTCGAAGAGGCTGTGGCTGCTGTCGAGAGCGGTGAGATGACCGTCGATCAGGCCATGAAGACCTTGGCTAATGACTTTGGTGACGACTTCACCAAGATGCTTGGCTTTCTGATTGAGAGCAAGGCCTCTGAGATCGCTGGTAAGGCAGCTGATGACCGCATGTCAGTTGTGAAGCGTGATGTTGATGGCATCGTCAATGAGATCGTGGACGACAAGGCACGCAGCCACTTCGAAATCATCTCTGATGCCCACCCTGACTTCATGGATGTCGCTGAGAGTCCTGAGTTCAAGGGTTATGTAGATTCCCTGGATGAGACCCAGCAGGCCAAGGCGCAGAAGATTATCGAGTCTGGCAGCGCACGCCAAATCGTTCGCCTGCTCAGTGACTACAAAGCTGCTGGAAACAAGGTTGATCCAGTCGAAGACCCTGCAATGGACGCTGCTGAAGGTGTCCGCTCCAAAGGTTTGAAGATCCCTGAGAAGCCAGCACAGTCTGAGGACTATGCCAGCGCATGGGATCAATTCTGACGAATTCGGGAGAAATCCCAACCATTGCTAAGTTGGTTACCTAGCCGTTTCACAAGGTGTACGTCAACACTTTGTTCCTGGATGCTTGATGCCGGGGTGACAAACATCTAGCAAATTCGGAGCACGACACCAGTCGCGCAGCGGTCAATTCGGGATAGCTTTCAGCCCCCGCATGAATTCGACAAGCTTGCATACGGCATACGAGTTAGTTAGCTCCTTTTGATGGCCCTACTGGGCTTTTTTCATTTCATCTTAAGGAAATCATCATGTCTAATGTTGTTTATGGGGATCTTTCCCCTCGTACAGCCGCCTATGCAGAAAAAGAATTGCTGAAGCGCGGCCTCCCGTACCTCGTGTTTGAGAAGTTTGGTCAAGCCAAGAGCCTGCCCAGCAACTCTACCAAGGTTATCAAGTTCCGCCGCTTCAATGCGCTGAGCAATACCCCTGTCACTTTGACTGAAGGCGTCACACCCGCAGGTCAAGCCGTGTCTACGACTGACATCACCGCCACTCTGGATCAGTATGGTGGCCTGATTACTGTCTCTGACGTGATCATGGACACCCATGAGGATGACGTGCTCAATGAGTCCGTGACCCTGTTGGGTGAGCAAGCCGCTCAGATGATCGAGAAGATGCGCTTTGGCGTGATCAAGGCTGGCACCAATGTCGTTTACGGCAATGGCACCCTGCGCACCGATGTGAACACAGCCTTCTCTGTGGATGTACAGCGCCGCGCTGTGCGTGCCCTGAAGCGCCAGAATGCACGTCCGATCACCACCATCGTTCGCTCTACTCCGAGCTACGGCACTGAGGCTGTCTCTCCTGGTTTCGTGGGTGTTATTCACCCCGACTTGGAATCGGATATCCGCAAGGCCACCGGTTTCGTGCCTGCTGAAAAGTATGGCTCGATCACTCCTTGGGAAAACGAAGTGGGCAAGATCGATGATGTGCGCTACATCTCGACCACCATCGCTGAACCCTGGGTTGATGCTGGTGGAGCAAAGTTGACGATGTTGTCTACCGGTGGCGTAAAAGCTGACGTGTACCCAATCATCTACCTTGGCCGCGATGCCTACGGGATCATCGCCCTGAAGGGTGCTTTTGCAGTGACCCCGATGGTTGTGAACCCCAAGCCAAGCGACTCTGACCCGATGGCTCAGCGTGGCTCTGTGAGCTGGAAAGGCTATCAGACTTGCGTTCTTTTGAATGACCTCTGGATGGCGAGGGTAGAGGTAGCCGCTACGGCCTAACCGATTACCGCCAAGCGGTAAAGAGCCCTGCAACTCCGCGCTGTGGGGCTTTTTTATTCCTGCGCGGGAATCAACTTTTCTAGGAAAATATCATGAGCAAAATCTCTGACGTAACCAATCAAGCCATCAAAGACCTGATTGGCAACATGTGCCTGACCAAGATCGCCTTGGCAGCTACTGGTGCAGCCGCTACTGTGGCAAGCACTGGCACTTTCACATTCACCAATGGTGGCGCAATCTACACCCACGCTGCTTTGGCCGCGCAATCCATCACCGCTACCCATGCGATGAATGGTAAGCTGGCTGTGACTGCTAGCCGCGCATTGCCCACTGGCAAGACTGCCTACTTTACGTTGGGCGTGAATGCTTCCGGTACGGTGTGTGTTTCCCAGGGCGACTACGCAGGTGAAGACCTGAGTCAGTTCTTCATGGGCACAACTGCTGTTGGCACTGGCGCTGTCCCTGACGTACCTGCTGGCTACACGCCTATTGGTGTAATCAAGATCGTGAACACCTCTGTCGGCAATTTCATTGCTGGCACAACCCTGTTGGACGTTGCCGGTATCACCGACACCTACACAGACGTGTGTGTTTTGCCTGCTGCATTGGCATAAACGAGCCAATCCCTAAAGCCCCTGAGCCTAACCGCCAGGGGCTTTTTCTTTGGACCTTCGGGTCCGTTTTTATTTGAGGTAACCAAATGACCGATTCACAAGTTAGCACCATTGATGATCCTGTTGAAACCAAGAAGCCGCGCAAAGCTGCTGTGGCCGAAGTCGCCAAAGGCAAGAGCAATGTCGAGGGCTTGTCTGGAAAGATGGAGATCATCACCATTCACTCTGAGCGCGGCGAGGGTGGCGGAGATGCGGTGCCTGTTGGCCTGAATGGCTATCTGTACCAGATCCCACGCGATGAGCCTTTTGAGGTTCCAACTGAAGTTGCTCACATCCTGCGCAATGCAGTGACGACAACTATCAGGCCCGGGGCCAACGGTGTTAACACCGAGCGCTCTATGCCACGTCACGCCTTCTCTGCTGTACCAGCATGAAGCTAGAAGCGTTTTACCCGCATGTTCTGCCAGAGGTGCCGGGTTGCCCGGACCCCTTGCTCAATTCAAGGCTGATCGCCTCTGCCGCAGAGTTTTGCCGTGAAACGCTTTCTTGGAATGAAGTGCAAGACCCCATTGTGCTGGCGGACGGCGTCTCTGACTATGAGTTGGATACTCCTACCGGCGCTTACGTTGAGTCTGTTCTCAGTGTAACGATTGGGTCCAGAAAGCTGATACCTGCTGCCGAAGGGTTTGTAGGGACAAGCACAAGCGTTGAGCCGGTTTACTACAACACATCAGACTACGGTGTACTGCGTGTTTACCCAACGCCAAAGAGCCCTGTGTCTTCAATGCTGGTGAAGGTGGCCTACGCCATCTATCGACGCCACCGATGTGCCAGACTTCATGAAACGCTTCGTTGACACGATCTCCGCTGGGGCAAAGTCTCAGTTGATGATGATGGCGGCCTGGCTCAATCCACAGATGGCTGGGTACTACCGGTCCCAGTTTATGGATGGCATCACCCGGGCTCGCATCCAGGACGCGCATGGCCGTGTTGTTGGTCCTCTGCGAGTGAAG